CGCCGTCCCGTCCGGCGGCCCTGCCGCCGCGGCGGCAGGACAGCAGGCGGCAGCGGGCGGGCTGCGGGCGGGCGACACGCTCGTGCTGCGGGTCGGCGAGCGCGAGTTCGTCGCCGTCGTCGACGAGCGGGTCGACGCCGGGCTCAACGACGTGCGCCGGCGGACGCGTGCCGGTTCGAAGAAGGGATGACCCATGCCGATGATCGTCGATCCGGCGGCACCGCCGGTCACGTCGCCCGACAGCGTGACCTCGCCCGACGGGTGGCTGTCCGCGGTCGTCGACCCGCTGTGGGCGGGCGTGACCCTCTCGGTCGACTACGGGGCGGGCTCGCCGCTGCCGGACGCCGAGCAGGTGCTGCAGACCAGGATCACCCGGCAGGACCCGGCACCGGCTGTTCCGGTGCCGGTCCGGTCGGGTGACCTCGCGTGGACGGTCGAGGGCGTCGGCACGGCGTACGACCACGAGGCGCCGCTCGGCGTTCCCGTGATCTACACGGCGACACCGGTGTACGTCGACGGCAGCACCGGCCCGTCGTCGTCCCTCGCCGTCACCGTGCCCGCCCCGCTGCCGGGCGAGGACCGCGACCTGTGGATCAAGTCACTCGACGAGCCCGGTCTGTCGATGCGGGCGATGCTCGTCGACTGGCAGTCGCCGACGTCGGCGGCACGGCAGGAGACGACCGACGTCGACGGCAGCCCGTACAGGGCGGTCGCGTTCGACGCGCACGGCGCCGAGGTGCTGCAGGTCGTCGTCGACGTGCCGCCGCAGGACGTCGAGCGGATGCGCCGGCTGCTGCGGTCGGGGGTGCTGCTCGCACAGACCCGGCCTGGCTACCTGACGCCGGACGCGTACCACGTGCCCGGGGACATCAGCGGGCCGACGCCGACCGGGAAGCTCGGCGGCAGCGAGGGCTACCGGTTCGGGTGGACGATCGAGCCGATCGCCCGCCCGGCGACCGCCGGGCAGCCGCTCACGCTGCCCGACTGGTCGTACGACGCGCTCGCGGCCGTGCACGCCTCGTACGACGCCGTCGCCGCGGCGTACAGCAGTTACGCCTCGCTCAGCGTGAACGGCGGCGGTAGCTGATGCTGCCGATAAGCGAGGCGGCGCTGCAGGCACTGCCCGCTGCCCGGCGGCCGACGCTCGCCGAATGGTCCAACGACGGCGGCGCCACATGGACGCCCGCGCAGATCGGGTCGGCCGAGGTGCGGGCCGACCGCAGCGCCGAGTGCCGGTACACCGCGTCCGCCGAGCTGCTCGGCGTGCCCCGCGGCCGGACCGGCGTCAACAGCGTCGCCACACGCGTGCGTCTGCGCCAGGGGATCGCGGGCCCGCGCATGGAACCCGTGTGGATCCCGGCCGGCGTGTACGTCGTCGACGACGTCGAGCGGACACCGTTCGGCGTCTCGACCGAGCTGCTCGGCCTCGAAGACGTGATACGCGAAGCACGGTTCCCCGCCCCGCGCACGATCGGCCCGGACACCGCGGCGGCGATCGTGCCCGGCCTCGTCGCCGAGGCGCTGCCCGGCTCGCCCGTCGCGTGGCGGCGCGGCGTCAACCCAGGCACACCCGTGCCGCAGATCGTCGCCGAAGAGGACCGGTGGGCGGCACTGTCGGCGGGCACCGACTCGGCTGGCACCGGAACCGGCATCGCGGCCGCCCTGGGCGCCGAGATGTACGCCGACGCCCGCGGCATCCCGACCATGGCGCCCGTGCCGACGATCCGCGACGAGCCGGTGTGGCGGATCGAGCACGGCATCGCCCTGGTCAAGCCGGCCGAACGCGAGTCGGCCGAAGGGCTCGTGAACCTGTGGGTGATCTCGGGCGACGGCGGCGACGGGCAGCCCACGGTCGGCCCGGTGTACGTGTGGGACGACGACCCGTCGAGCCTGACGTACGCCGGCCCGGACCCGGTCGGCGACCCGCTCGCCCCGCAGCGTCTCGGCCTGCCCGGGGTGCGGGTGCGTACGCAGCGGTACACGTCGGCGCTCATCACCTCGGCTGCGCAGGCTCGCACCGTGGGCGAGGCCAAGCTCGCCGACAGCCTCGGCGTGCAGAACAGCCTCACGTTCTCGGCGGTGTGTAACCCCGCCCTCGAGGCGGGCGACGTCGTCGAGGTCGAGGTGCGGCCGGGCGAGTGGCAGCGGCACATCGTCGACAGCCTGTCGTACAGCCTCGGCGGCGTCTCGATGAACTGCACGACCAGGACGAGTACACGGAGGCTCACCGCATGAGCGAGGCAGCGAACGCACTCGGCGAACGTCTCGCCGCGATGCAGTCGGCGGCCGGCGCCGGTAAGACCGTGTCGGCGCAGGTCATCGATGTGACCGACGCCGGGGTCAACCTGCTGATGTCCGGGGCGCTGTTCACCGACGTGCCGTGCCTCGGCGCGTACCGCAACCGCACCGCGGGTGACTGGGTGATGGTGCGGCCGGGATCCCGGCCGGTCGTCCTCGGGCCGGCCGAGGACGACCCGGGGGCGGTCGACGAGGCGCGGATCAAGGCGATCGCGACCGAGGTCGCCCTCGACGAGCAGGCGATCCGCGAGGCGACGTGGGGTACTGACGGCCCGTCCGGGTCCGGGTGGCAGCAGGTGAACACGCTGTACATGCGGAAGGACGTGAACGGCAAGGTCCAGCTCTACGCGCAGGTCGCCGCCGTCACGGACGCGCCGCCGCCCGCGAAGCCGGGCGCGACGCCGTCGCCAGTCACGATCACGGCGAACAGCTCGGGATCGTGGCGCAACGGCAGGCCCGACGACTACGCCGACTACCCGATGCAGGGCGACTATACGGGCGGGGGCGACCGGCGCGGGGCGTGGTTCTACGGCAGCAAGATCGCGGCCGCGTGTGCCGGGAAGAGCGTCGCGAAGATGACCGTCACGTTCACCCGTCGCCGCGGCTCGGGCGCGAACGCGAAACGCCCGCTGCACGTGTACCTGCACGGCTACACCTCGCCGCCGTCCGGGCAGCTCACGCTCGGCGACGGGCCCGAGGAACTGCTGTCGCTGTCCGTCGGGGCGACGGGCACGGCGACGCTGCCGGCGGCGTGGCGGAACGCGCTCGCGTCGGGGTCCGAGCGCGGGCTCGCGATCTACGACACCGGCCGCAGTGACTACATGGCCGTATCCGGCGGATCGATCCGGATCACGTTCAACTGAAAGGCGACACATGGATATCGGGTATGCAGGGCTACCCGTCCCCGGCGGCGCGCAGGCACCGACCGTTCCCCCGAACCTGGCAGCACTCGCGCAGGCGATCGACCGGCACCTGCTGCAGCATGCCGTCGACGCCGCCGACCGCGACAGCCGGTTCGAAAACGCCCCACTGCACACGGCGGTGACCGGCGAGGACGGCTCGCTGTGGATCAAGACGAGCGCGACGACGAACACGTGGGCCGCGGTCTACGAACCGACGCCGGCGTGGCGGCCGATCACCCTCGCTGCAGGGTTCCAGTCGGCGAACGCCGCGGTGCGCAGGATCGGCACGCGTGTGCACGTGCGGGGCACCATCGAGCGCACCGACGGAACGCTCATCACGTCGACGACGAAGGTCGGCGAGGTCCCGGCCGACTGTTACCCGACCCACACGAGCCGCGGCGCGGGCGGATCCACGATCACCGGCGATCCGGTCGTCGGCGTGGGCCGGATCGAGGTGCTCGGCGCCGGGTCGAACGTCAACGGCGCGACGCAGGGTGCGCTCATGTGGTACTCGCAGGACGGGTCCGGCACGAACTGGGTCGGCGTCGATTTCTCCTACTGGACCGACTGAGGGGCCCCGCATGATGTACACCTACGGCGGCACCCCGGCCGACGTGCTGACGACCAGCACGGGCGATGTGGTGCCCGACTACCGCGTGCTCATCTACCGGGCGAACACCGACGAGCAGGTGTCGGCGCTGTACGAGATCGACGGCAGCACGCCGATAGCCGAGCTGCGCAGCAACCCGGCCGGGCACGCGCAGCCGGGCGCGATCCGCCCGTTCAAGATCCCCGACGTCACGGCGATCGAGTACGCCTACAACGGCCCGTCGGGCGAGGTGCGGTGGTACCAGCCCGCACGCGAGCTCGCGCAGCAGGCGGCGTCGGCGGCGGCCGGGGCGCTGTCCCGCGCCGAGGGCGGCACCGTGGCCGCGCCGGTCACGTTCGCGGCCGGCGCCTCGGTCGTGGGCGGACTGCAGGTCGAGGACGGTCTGACGGTCGACGAGGTCGACGTCGACCGGCTCACCGTGCGGGGCGGAATCCTCGCCGGCCCGACCGCGATCGACGTCCGCGTGTACGGCGCGGTCGGCGACGGGATCGCGGACGACGCCCCGGCGATTCAGCAGGCGCTCAACGCCGCGACGCCGGGCGGCGAGGTGCTCGTGCCGCCGGGCGACTACCGGCTCGCGACGCTGCCCCTGCGCATCTACCGGGGCACGCACCTGCGGCTGATGTCCGGCGCGAGGTTCATCCGGGCGGCGGACGCGACGCTGATCACAAACGGCGACAGCGAGCAGAACTACCCCGGGTACACCGGGCACGGCGACCTCGTCATCGAGGGCGGGCTGTGGGACATGCGGGGCACGGCGGCCGGGCTCACCGCGTCCCGCATGTGCATCAGCCTCGGGCACGCGCAGAACATCACGATCCGCGACCTCGAAGTGCGGGACGTGCCCGGGTACCACGCCGTCGAGATCAACAGCTCGAAGAACGTGCGGATCACCGGCTGCTCGTTCAGGGGGTTCATCGACCCGGGCGGCCGCGAGTTCTCCGAGGCGGTGCAGCCCGACATCTCGAAGGGTTCGGCGTACTTCGGGGCGTTCGGCCCGTACGACCATGTCCCGGTCGAGGATCTGCTGATTCAGGGCTGCTACTTCGGGCCGTCCGGCACGCCCGGTACGACGTCGTGGCCGCGCGGGGTCGGCTCGCACTCGGCGACGATCACCCGGTGGCACAAGCGGGTGCGCGTCCTGGGGAACACGTTCGAGGGCTGCGCGCAGTACGCGATGACCGCGTACTCATACCAGGACACCGTTTTCAGCGGGAACACCGTGGTCGGCTGCGGAGCCGGGTTCCGGGCGCAGCCGCCTGTCTTGTCCGACCCGGACGACACGATGCTTCCCGACGGCACACAGACCGGCGCGTCGCAGGACTGCAGCGGCTTCACGATCGCCGCAAACACGTTCCGCGACATGGCGGGATACGACGACGTGATCCGCCTACACGGCTCGGCGACCGGCCGGATCAAGAACTCGGCGATCACCGGCAACGTCATCAGCGGCACCTCGAACGGGAGCAAGGTCGGTATCGGCGCCGAATACGCCGACGAGGTCACGGTCGCCGCGAACACGCTCGTCGGCGTCGCCGGATCGGCGATCAGCATGCTCCAGTCGACCGGCGCGAACGTGTCCGGGAACCGGGTCCGGGCGACCGGGTACAACGGCGTGACCGTCGAGAACACGTCAGCCGTCACGGTCGCCGACAACCTGATCAACGAGTGCGGGAACAACGGGTTGCACCTGATCGGCGGGTCGCAGATCCGCATGACCGACAACGAAGTGCGCGGCGCGTCCGGGCCCTACGGCATCCGCATCTCGTCGGGCGCCGACACGGTCCTGCTCACCGGGAACCGGGTACTGAGGCGGGGCAGCGGCACCGAGTACACCGAGGCTCTCGGCGTCACGTCGACAGTCACGAACCTGACCCGGTCCGGGAACGTCCTCGTCGGCACGATCACCGACCTGTCTGTGAACACAGCCAACCCGCGGGCGTGGCAGCCGCTCACCTTGACCGGCACTTGGGCGGGAACCGGAGCGGCGACCGACCCGCAACCCATGGCGCGGTGGTCGCTCGACGGCTACCTCGAGCTGTCCGGCATCGTCCGCGGCACAGCGCTCGCCGCCGGCGCGTCGGGCGCGGTCTGCACCCTGCCCGCCCACCTGATCCCCCCGGTGTGGGGGCGGGCGCCGATCATCGCGCAGAACGGGCTCGCGCAGGCGACGGTCAACCCGACGAACGGCGTCGTGACCGTGATCAACGGCGCCACCGCCGGGACGACCACAACGTGGTATCAGCTCGACGGCGTGCGGGTCCGGATCAACTGACCTGACCCGCATGCCGCTCCCTTCGTCCCGCGCCGTCGGCCGGGGCGATTTTTCATGCCCGAGAGAGGGGTTCACCGATGGGTGACACCGCGCGGCCGGTCGAGGGCCGGCCGGATCAGACCGAGCAGGCACAGCTCATCCGCCGGACCGCGAACGGCCCGACGGTCGACAACGAGGCCGAGTTGCTCGCCGAGCTGTACGGGCCGCCGGACATGGCGGGCGTCTACAGCGGCCCGGGGCTCGCCGCCGACGGCAACCAGGACGACAACCAGGGCGGCGCCGCCGCAGCGGACGGAGGTGAGACCGCGTGAGCGTCGACGGGATGATCGCGCAGGCGGAGAAGTCCCTCGGGCTGCGCGAGCCGAACCACATACAGACGTGGTACGCCGCGAGGAACGGGGCGGCGTTCCGCTACAACTTCGCGTGGTGCAACGCCTCCGTGACGTACTGGGCGGTGCAGGCCGGCGAGTACGAGGCGGTGTGCTTCGGCACCGACTACGCGTACACCGTCTGGCATGCGCAGCGGTTCAAGGACGCTGGGCAGTGGCACGCCGGCGCGAAGGGGATCCGCCGCGGGGACATCGTGTTCATCGACTGGGCGGGCTCGAACGAGATCGGCAAGATCGATCACGTCGGCATCGTGACCTCGGTCAAGGGCGGGAACGTCTACACGATCGAGGGCAACACCGCGAACATCTGCGCCCGCCGGGTCCGCACCGAGGCCGAGATCGCCGGGTACGGGCGGCCGAAGTACAAGAGCAGCGCCGCCCCGGCGGGCGCCAAGACGTACACCGTCAAGAGCGGCGACACGCTGTCCGAGATCGCGGCCGCGCACAAGACGACCGTGCAGGCGCTCGTCGACCTGAACGGGATCAAGGACCCGGACAAGATCGGGGCGGGGCGGAAGCTCATATTGCCTGCCGGCTCGACCGCGGCCCGCCCGGTCGTGAGCCTCGCCCGGCTGCGGCAGGCCGCGAAGGCCGACCCGCCGAAGGCGGGCAGCCCGGTCTCGTACCCGGCCGCCGAGGTCGTCGAGCGCGCCCTCGTCGCCGAGGGACTGCTCGCCGCGAAGTACGCCGACGGGCACTTCGGCTCGGCCTCGCTGTCCGCCTACGCGCTGTATCAGCAGCGCCTCGGCTACCGCGGCCGCGACGCCGACGGGACGCCCGGTCTCACCTCGCTGCAGCGGCTCGGCAGCGCGCACGGGTTCACCGTCGTCGACTGACCACCGTCCCACCTCACAGACAGGACACCGATCATGACCACACTCGCGTTCTGGAAGGCGACCGCCGAGCGCATGGTGCGCACCTTCGCGCAGG